ATAGTATAGATAATGCTGGGACAGTTAAGGATAGTTCTGGTAATATAATCACCCATAAGAACGTAGCGCCAATAACTAACTATGAATTTGAAGAGCTGGAGAATGATGCAAAGAGAAGAATAAAAATAATAAAAGATGATTTCCTAGATATAATTGTAAGTGATATGCAAAAAGTTATGAAATATAAGAAATCTTCTCAGTTCATTACTAGAAGAGAGAAGTGGGCATATAACCCAAGACTCAGCGGACAATAAAATCCATTGCTATTGTAATCCTTTCCTTTTCGGAAGTATGTTCTGTAGTATAATGAGGAACATATGATGGAAAGATTGTAAATCTTCCATCAACATTCTCTTCTTTTATTGGATCATAACAAGTATAAGTTTTATCACACTGTACTGTAAAATTGGCAGTTAAATAACCATCATCATTATGATGATGTTTTTTTATGGACTCTCCTAATCTGAGAACATTCAACCATGCCTGTATATAAACCTCTGGTGTGGAATCTCCTAACTTATTATTATACTCTTTAAGAGATTCCAATGAACATGTATATAATTTTCTTGTTTCAGGCGTATCCCAATCAAACAAATTATACTGCATAGATCTAGTAGAAACCTGTTTCTCATTCAATCCAATAGAACGTATACGTTCTATAGATGCGATTTCACTATGACTATCACAAGGTAATTTTAAAAGTTCTTTTTCTTTTTCTAAACAAGTTTTTGCCAAAAGAGGCAAATCTATAGGAAGATCAACAATTCCTATAGCAAAATTAGTACCAAACTTAAATTCCATTAGACAAAAAAAAGAGACCCTTTCGGGTCTCTTATATATTAACTTTCCGCTAACTGTTGAAAGTACGAAAGAGCATCATCTTCTTCTTCTGTAGATGCAGTTGCAGCTGCAGTAAGATTAGATAATTCCTCGTCAACCGTCTCACGGCCAGAATCTTCGTTTACAACTTCTGGATCTTCACGCTTAGGTGCAACCGTTTGTTTAGTTCCAAGAACTGTATCCAAACGAGACTTAAGAGCATCATATGATTTGAACTGATCATCAGCAGTAAACTCACTGAGGTCATGGATCTTATCATAGATCTTTTCTAACTCAGCATCATCATCTAAAAGTGCCTCAACCTTACCAAACTCTGAACTATCATAGTTCCAGAATCCAGCAACTTGCTTGATCTTCAACTTGAAGTTAGCACCTTTCCAGAAATCAAAAGGATTAATTGGTTCTTCATCCTCAAATTCTGGTTGCATGGAAGCAGTAATCTTATCAAAGATTTTCTTTCCAAACTTATAAAGAAATACTCCGCCCTCATTCTCAGGGTTAGAAGAGTCCTTAACTACATATACGTTTGCATAGTAGGAAAGTTTACGCTTCTGTTTACGAGCAATATCCTTATCTGATTCACGACCACTGTTCCAAAGACTACGATTTAGTTCTCCGACAGGATCATCTTTACCGAGTGTGGTTAAAGAGTTCTCAATATACCAACCACCAGGCCCTTGGAAGGCATGACTCCAAACTTGTGACCAAGGAAGTTCACAATTGGCGTGTGCTGGAAGGAAACGAATTACAGCATAACCGTTACCTGCTTTATCTACAGCTGGTTTCCAAAGACGTTCATCAACGTTCTTACCACCCTTTTCGTTGAGTTTCTCAACTTTTTTCATCAATCTCTCTGTAAGAGAGCCTGCTTTAGATTGCTTCTTTAATGCAGCAAATGACATTTAGTATTCTCCGTGTGTTTTGTATTTTTAGGATTGTTTGTATTATACCGAATAATCAGTCCTTAGGCAAGTTATTCTCTAACTTCTCTAACGTCTGACTCATTAGTTCAAAAAATGAATTAATGTCTTGGCCAGGTTGAAGGCCTAAGAACTTGGCAGATTCTAAAATCTGCTCTCTCATCTCAATAGCCTCAGGGTCTTTCTTCTCTAATTGCAGACGAAACATAAAGTTCTTCTGTTTTTCGAGGAGTTTTTTCATATTGGTAATATGTCTCCGACCTTCCTTACTAGTAGGAGAGGTTTTAAAACCAGTGGAAACAATTCCCTTCATAATATCTTCTTGAAGTTCCTGTATCTCGGCCATTGCGGCTCTGACTGTGGGAGCTTTAAAAAAATCACTCATATTGAAACTCTGATGTACTAGTATTTATAAGGGTTTAGCGTCTTTTAATCCACCTTGGAAGGTAGAATATTCCGAAGGAAGAACCCCAGAAAATTGCTAATGCTATTATGTGTTGTAATCTGTTGGGATTAACTATTAATCCAATAGTTACAAGTCCGATCCAAGTATAATCTAAAGTACCGTGAAACCGATACCAGACATTGGCACCAAACTTGGCAATAAATTTATCTCTTTGTTTTGCGAACCACGGTGATACGTGGCGCATCATAACAAAACCCTCATTAAAAAACATGAGAGTGAAACCAATCCAAAAAATCATATCGGTAATTTAGATCTAGACGTTCTCTTTAAATAGTTTAACTCGGTAGCTTCTGCTTTTAGTTTGTCTTTGAGTGGTTTGGAAATTAATTTTCCTACAGATTCAAATTCAATGTTTTTCTCTTCGCAGTAACTAATAATAGCCTCAATATAATTGAGATCAGATTGAAGTACAAGTTGCTCGATGTCACTTGTAAACTTATTCTGACAGAGAAATTTCTCTTGTAATAGTTGGTTAACCTCTTTCTCCATACTCACTAAGTTTGTGGGTGACGAATTCTTTGATATATTTGGTAAGAAGCTTAATATACTCACCTTTGTTACGTTTTTCATAAACTTTAACATCTCCATTGTCAGCAACCATTAAGGTCACGATCTTTTCTACAGCAGTGCCTGTCATTTCATAGTACATACAGGCGTATGCAGTTTCTTGTACAAAATAATTCTCAAGCCATTTCTCAGGCTTGATTTTCTTAGATGTTTTGAAGTCTATTATGGCTAACTCGCCATTATACTCTGCAATACAGTCTACTCGACCAGCAATACCAAAATATTCAGAATATAATGGTTTTTCTAAAGCATGTATATTATTTATATTGTCTAAAGAATCTTTAGCCGCAAGAAATAATGCCTTAGTTGTTGGAAGTACACCATCTATAGTATCAATATCCTTATTTAAAAGATATTGTTCCACTAGATCGTGAAATCTTGTACCCCTATCGGTAGATACTTTCGTAATCTTATTGGCAGTCTCTTCACCAACTTTCTTACGCCAATTAATAAAAATTTGACGATTGTAAAAACTAGTTACAGAGGTTATAGAAGGAGATTTCTTACCACTAGGAAGTGTGTAGTATCTCACCCCATCTATAGATTCGGCTTCTAAATCAAAATCACCAAGTTTATTCAAATGAGTAAACGTCATAAAGAAAGTGCCATTTTAGTAACCAAATAGTTTCTTACTAGACCAGAGCGAACAATGTCATCTATACCGAATTCAGTAACACCAAAATCTTCTTCCATAATTTCGATGATTCTTTTGAAATCTAAGATGCCATTCTTCTCATATGATTTTGTAAGATCCGTTTGAGTAGAGTCACCACAAAACATTATTTTGCAGTTATCGCCTACTCTTGTTATTATACTATCAAGTTCGTGAAAATTCAAGTTTTGCATTTCATCGACCAACACAATGCAATTATCCATTGTGGTTCCACGAATAAATGAAGTACTCCAGAATGAAATAGTCTCCTGTGCTTTCAGATTTGAATATAACATTTCAAAATCTGCATCAGAAGCCATTTCAAACATATACTTTACCATATTCTTATAAGGAATCTGATAAAGGAAGGCTTTGTCTTCATGGTCTCCTGGCAGGAAACCAATCTCTCTTGTAGAAACGAGAGATCTTACGATATAGACTTTATCGTAAGGTGTTGTGTCATCAAGGACATCCTTTAGGGCAAGATACAAACTAATAAAGGTCTTACCAGTACCCGCTGCACCATAGGCAAAAATATTTTTACCTTCTGCATAATTGTCAAATAGTACCTTCTGATTATCAGTGATAGGTTCTATATCAACCAACATACCATTGTTGATTGGTCTCTTGCGGCGCATTTGTTTAGCAGTCATTCCAGCACCAACAGCACTGGCACGATGCTGACTGTTAGTATTCCTTCTTTTTTTTGTTGACATACTTAAACAATACCTCTTTTTGCTAAACGGCCTTGGATTCCAGATGATTTTTCAGATTTCTTTAAAATCTCATTCCAGCCTGGATGTTTGTTATTAAGTTTATCTCTCCATTCTCCAACTTCTCCCACACCAGGCATAGTAGATGGATCTGACCAATCTCTTTGCCAATCGGGGTTATCTTTACACCACTGATCCCATTCAGTAATGCTCATGGCGACTTCTTTTTGTTCACCAGTTTCTTTATGTATAACAGGATAGGTGGCCATATTAGAAAAAATTAAAGTTGATATTAAATCGTCCCATAGCATTTGTAGTGTTAGTGGAACGATGTTTAACACTAGGATTAAATAAAAATAATCTATTCTCTACACTGTCTATTTTAGTACCATCTTCAAATTCTGTAAAGCCGTTACAGGTATTTAATGCGTAAATAGCGCCCTGATGATCATACTCTTGATCAATATGATAGGGATGTATGCGAAAAGTTTCACCATAAGGATAAAAATTTGCTTTAACTCTATGCATAGTTTTATATTCACACAGCATATGAAATTTGCGAAGAAAGATATCCTTGATGACATTCCAAGACTTATCTTGTGGTTCATCATCCAGATAAATCATTTTAACACAATAATAATTCCAATGAGGAATATCAGCATTCAATTCCTCACCAGAAGTGCCTGGAACAGGTTTATATTCTAACTCACTAAAAGCAGATTTAGCATATTCAAACTCTTGTGGATCTAGAAAATTATCAATTACCTTAATTGTCATTAGGTTCCATTGCCTTTTTTACTTTTTCGGCAGTTTCCTTTACGTTCTCAACTAAGTCCTGAACGAGATTTCTTTCCCACCCAAGAGCCTCAGAAACAACAGGGAACTGACCAACAAATACATCTCTACATGCATTTGCAATATCCATATGTTCCTTCTGCGTACCGTTGGCAGTCCTCAGAGAGATATAATGAATCCAAGAACGACATGAACCTGTCATATAGATTCTAGTAGGTGTGGCGAGAGGAAGAACCATTCTAGCACATTCCTTTGCAACACCAGACTCAAGCATCTGTTGATATAAGGAAATAGAAGAACTAAACAAAGTTTGTATCTGTCTCTCTACTGTCTGTTTAATGAAAGGATCCAAATCATCTGTAGAATTCTGTCTATTCTTTGTATCCTGCCTCCTAAGATTAGGCAATGGAATATCACCTAACTTTGAACTATCAGCATATCTTTGACTAAACTCTTGGAAAGTAAATGATCTATGACGTAAGATCTGTGCTGCAATAGCACGAGTAGTCTCTATCTCTAAAGTCATAGAGGACTGTTCAAAAACAGACCAATGTTGATGTTGAATACAATAATTTAACAATCCAGCAAATTTTTCATTATCCTGATTAGATGGATTAGATACTCTGGCAACATATGCCATAAGTTTCTCCGCATCAGGAGTAACAGTAACAAGTTTTACA